CACCTTCTTGCTGTTCAGGATTGAAATTATTCAGGATGTTCATTGAATCCTTGATGGCTGTTTCAATCTGTGATTCAGACATTTTCCGGTGATCCTGATTCACCTTGATTTCTTCCTTGAATTCTGTGAAGGACTTATCCCACACTTTGTGCAGATATATTTCCCATTCATCAGATTCCTGTTTTGCTTCTGCAAAATTATGAATGAAATCACAGAATTGACAGGTCTGAATCATTCCGTCCATGAAAGGAAATGGACTTGCATATCTTCTGAATAGCAAGTCCATGAATCGAAATTCGCCTATTTGAACAATTTTGAAACAACCTTCAGAAAATCCTTGAATTCTTCCTTCTTGATGAAATCAATTACCATTTCAATGAACACAGCTGCATCAAGTTTCTTGATTTTCTCAATCTTCAGATCAGATGTCTGTGACAGAAGTTGGTATATTTCATTTTCACACTTCGGAATATTTGTCAAGATGACATTTGAAAGTTCAAGAATTACCGATACACCAACGATTGAAGCACCGGTGTCTGCTTCCTTTGTACCCCTTTCGGCATTTGTAACCTTTGCAATTGCTTCCTTGATGGAATCATTTTCAAAACAAGCTGTGAACTCATTGATTCCAATTTTACTGATTATTTTAGCCATCAGGAATACATCAACAGATGACAGCTTCCTGAAGGTATATGGTTTCTTTTCGGTTGTTTCACTCATTGTTCAGACAGTCCTTTCACTTTTTATCTTCTGTTTTGGTGTCCACTGCTTCAATCAGCGCACCCTTCTTGATGATTTCATTAAATCTGGATGCACTCACATCAATGATGTCACCCTTTTTGTGCGGCTTCTTTGTCACCTTGTCCATGAAGGGAATTAAAACCTTGACTTTCATGATTTATCCCCCTTTATGCGACAACCACATCAGGGTAATAAATCTTGACAGGAAGGGTGTCAAGGTCACCTTCATTGTTTGCATAGGCTTCCATTGTCAGCTTGACAACACTGTTTTCCTTGTTCTTACCTTCAAGTTCAAGTCCGGATGTACAAAGTGCATTTTCAAAGATGACAACAATGTTCTTTGCACCGTTTGCCGTTTTGCCTACAAATGCAAAGTTTTCAATGTAGTCACCTTCTTCAATATTTGCCTTGTCGACCAACATTGTGAACCCTTCAGCATCTGATTCACCAATCTTGAACAGGGTTGCTTTCTGAATGATGTCAGATGACAGTTCTGCAAAATTGACTTCCATTGTACCTGTGCCACCCTGTTTAAGTGCCAGTCCCTTTACCTTAACCAGAACACCATCAAGTTCGATGTCAAGAAGTTCACCGGCAATTGTAACCTTGTTACCGCCTGATGTTGCACCGATGATGTCACCTGTCCACTTTCCGGTTTCAAACTTCAGATTTTTATGGATTGTGCCAGCACCCAGAAGGATGTTTTCAGGTGTGCTTTTTGATACACCGTGTTTACCAATGCTGCCCATAGATTATTCAGTTCCTTTCCATTCTTTGATTTCCAGATTTATCTGGATTCTTTTCAGATCCGCTTCCCCAGTAGGTACAGGGAAAGAAGACGAAAAAAAGACAGTGATTGAACCACTGTCTGTCGATGCCCTCAACCCACCGTTCATGGGGAAGTGCTCCTTGATTTTTTCCTTGATTTCTTCAAGTTCCAACCATGTTCCCCTGGTTGTACCTGTCAGAATAAACGTACTTTCTTCATATCCATCTTCAGTCATTGTTGGTGTTTCGGTATATTCACCAACCCAGTATGGATATCTTAATTCAGATGACCACTGCATGAACTCATAAGGGATTGCAAGAATGCTCATCTGCTGTTTAATGAATTTCAGTTTGTCCATAATCACAACCCCTTCAATGCGCTTTGGATTCTGTTTATGATCTTTGACTTCAGTGCTGTGTAAGCATTCCAGAATGCCCTTGATGGTGTTTTACCCTTTGTATAATGCCATTCACCCTTGACATCCTTGTAAAACCAACCACCTTTGCGACCATCGCCATTGACAGCGTGTTCACCTGTTCCGAATTCTTCCCAGATTGCATTTTCATAGTCAGAACCAATGACCGCTTCATGATTGCTGGTATCAACTCTGTGTCTCCATGAATTTTTGGTTTTACCGGTCTTCACCCTGGTGTTACGTTTTACCCTGGATTCAATTTCACCAGCACATTCTTCAAGTACAGTGTTGATTTTATCATTGATTACATCCTTGACCTTGATTCGGTTGTCAGTGAATTCAACATCAGCCATTCTGACCACCTACAAACCGCAAATAAATTTCAAGGTGTTCATCCAGTTCATCCGGATTGTCAATCAGTAAAATATCATACATTTTACCCTTGATTGTACATCTGACATCCTGATCAGCTAAACCATACACCGCCTGATTGTAGTCACACACAAAAACGTGTGTTGATTCTTCAATCTTTGCGTTATAGTTTGTATATTTGCTGTCACCAGACTGTAAACCCAGTACACCTGAGACTGATACAAAATCAGTCCAGGTGTCTACTGGTTCACCAATGATGTTGGTTGTGGAAGTCTTCTTCTGAATTACACAAAGGGTGTTTCCTTTGACTTTCTTCACTTCCAACACCTTGCTTTCTGATTAAGTGTCAGCGCACTTAATAACCCTGTAGGATAACCCATATACAGCGTTGAACTGTCTTCATAGGTCACTGATGTACTGTGTCTTGACAGCGTTTCAGATTCGCTTTCGATGCCTACCTTGTCAGAAAAATCATGTTCCCACTTGAACAGCTTGACTGCACACTGCACCACATCAGCCGGGTATTCAACCTTTGTGATGCGGTTGACAGCAACATCAAACAGCTGTTTGTCAACTGTCAGATGGTCTTCAGTGACTTCTGTGACCACATAAAGACCATCATTGACCTGTGACTGTGTTATCTGGATTGTATCACCAACCCTGATATATGGGGATGTACCGTTGATCTGATTTCCGCTTGCAGCTGCTTCAAATCTCACAAAACGGTTCTGAAAGTTGTTGTGTGTATACTTCCTGATGACTGATTCAATTGTGTTCAAGCACGTCTGAATTGCAGTATCAGTCATATCACCACAATCAACCTGTGATTTCAAATCTTCAACTGAAATTATCACCAGGAATCACCGCCTTTTACTTCTTGAATGTTGCAAGCACTACCTTTGCACTGTTGGAAAGTGCCACAGTATAGATTTCATCAACAGAAATGTCAGTTGTTCTGGAAAGTGTGTGGCGCTCTGTTTCAACGTTGACGTTACGCTTCATGTAGATTGTAAGTGCCGGTGTGTCATCCTCTGTTGCTGTTTCCTCATTCAGCTTGACAATAGGACACACATATCCTGTACCACCTTCATTAAGGGGTACTTTCTTTGATACTACAACTTCACAGTTGCAGATCTTACCGATTGCACCGGTTACACGGACACTTTCTGCAAGCTTGTCAGCTGCGAGGAAGTCAGCATCCTTTCTAAGCTTCCCAACCTGTGCCGGGTTGATGAAAATGACCTTGTTGCTGTTGAATTCTTCATCAAACACATCAACTGCATCCACAATACCAGAATAAGCAATTGTGTTTGCAGAACCGTCATACTTCAGCTGTGCTGTCTGAAGTGCAGCCATAGCATCAGCATCAACCTTTGAAGCAATGGACTGTGTAAGCTGTGTGTTAGCCTGACCGACCGGATCACCATAGCCGGAAAGAACAGCTTCATCTGTGATTGTGACAGCCTTCATTGCCTTCTTTACCTTTGCAGTTGTGGTTGTTGCTGTAAGTGCTACAGTACCGCACGCAACGCCTTCAGCGACATCCTCAGCGTCACCAATATAGCTGAACTGGGGAACTGTGATGGTGTCACCGGCATTCTGCGCCTGAAGTGATGTGTCAACCTTTGCAAAAGGTGTCACCACGATTTTTGAAGGGATTTTTCCGCTGATAGCATCTGCCATAACTTCTGCATCAATAAGATTACTTAACATTGTAGTTGCCATAGAACATACTTCCTTTCAAATTTGTTTTTATTCAGATTTTCCTGTCATCTGCGCATACACTTCCGGGTGCTCCTGTTTGAGTTTCAGTCTGGACTGGTAACCCATCCGGCTGAACTGTTCAGCAGTAATACCAGAAGCAACATTGTGGTCATTACCAGGTAATTTCTGCACTTCCACCTGTTTCTGCTGCTCTGCTGTGAACTGATTCGGAAACTGTGTCTTCAGTGCTGCAAGTGTGTCATCAATACCCTTGATTTTTCCATTGTCATCAAGTTTAACTTCACCCTTTTCCTTGATCTTGAATGTCAGATAATCGACATCCTGAACCTTTGCTTCAAGCAGCGCAACCTTCAGCGCTGAATCAATCTTTGTCTGTTCAAGCTGCTTCTGAAGTTCAGCAACGGTTGATTCATACTGGGTGATTTTACCCTGTAAAGCTTCATTACCGGCATTGTCCTTCTTCAGCTGTTCGATCAGTGCAGCAGCTTCCTGGTGTTCTTTGTTCTTACCTTCAAACTTTGACTGTAAGTCCTTATATCTGATGTCAAGGTTTTCTTCACCAGCCGTGAAGATTTTGTTCTGCTTCATTTCACCAGTGATTGCAGTCACCTGTTCATCAGATAACCCCTGTGATTTTAAAATTTCCTGTAATGTCATGATTTTTCTTCCTTTCTTCAAATAGGATTTTTACAAGTTACCTCTTGATTTTGAAATACTCTCTTTTACACCTGACTTTTGAAGGTGAAATATAAAAACACCCTGAAAATAGGGTGTTTTATTCATCAAGTGCCGCTATTAAATTACACACATAATACCGTTTACCATTAATAGTGCAGTCACCCCTGTACAGGTATGGTGGCTGGTATGCTGTGAAAATGTACACATCATCAAGCGTACACCTTGAATCACGATAGAAGAACGGTGTCAGAACTGATACAGCACTGTTGCTGTTTACATATCCGATTGACTTCTGTGATGTTTTCCCCTGAATTACATCCTGAGAAGCAATAAATGTCTTTAAAACAGTATCATCACCAGTTGTGTCAATCGCCGGATTTTCAAAAATTGACAGCACGGGTTCTTTTATTCCGGTAAAATGATTTGTGGCGTATGAAATAATTACTGTCGTTGCATTAATATAGGGTTCTATGCTTCCTGATCCGAACTGTAACAGTAATGCAGATTCCGTCCTTGTAGCCCTGATTAGCAGATTCATTTCGTAAACGTTTTTGCTAAAAATATAGTTGTCCGACTGTGGGACATATATTTCAGCATTCGTGTAATATTTGTTACTATGTTTTATTTCGATTCTTGAATTTCCAACCTGTAATGTGCAGGATGCATAACCGTCTATTTCCTCTATTGCGACAGCATGCCAATCCCACATTTCAGCAAGAGCCTGTCCCATTGCTTTTACTTCTTCATTTGAAAATCCGGATAATGTTTTAGTTATCGCCATGATATCACCCCTCTGACGTTGCTGAAGTTGTTTCCAGCGCTGCAATACGTTCCTGTAATTCACGGACAAGGGTGATGACATCCGGCTGATACGGTTCATATGTTGCATCATCGTCATAGTCTGCTCTTATCATGGGCGCAATTCTTACATTTTCAACAGTAACACCTTTTTGCACCACTATATTGACTTTGATTGAATCATAGTCACCATCTACAGTGATTGGTACATCTTCACCGTCCGTTTGACGTAATACATTACCAGAAACACTCTGATCTGCTGACCGGGAAGTCTCTAAACGCAAATAATACGTCGAAGATGAACCGCCATCACACCCACTACATAAATATTTGCCCTGTGGAATGGTCTGAAAGTTTGTTGTCATAAAGGAAGCCAGCTGTGTTGCTGTTCCGTTCATCGTGAACGATTTGTCATCGTTCACTGTAAACGTAATTCCACTGATAGTCTGGTCATTGCGTGAATGCTGATAGAAATTTCTTTTTCTATAACCCAATGTTGCTTGATTTGTGGCAATATCCTTATTGATTTCAGTATCATCATAGTTTTTAAGACCAGACAACTTTGTTTTTTCCTCTGTTGTATAATCGTTACTTGATAACCCTTTACCTTCTTCAGCGCTAACCTTACCAGATAAAGCATTGTCAACCTGACTTTTTGTGTATACATTATCTGCATTTGCCTTGTTTTCCTGAAGTTCTTCGATTGCAGACCGGTTTATCAGTTCATCTGAATACACTCTACTGATATTCTGAGCATTCGTCTTGATGTCAGCTTCAAGTGTCGGAATTTTACTGACTGCATCTTCTATCTGTTCACCAGATACAGACAGCGATTTGCTTTTTTCTTCTTCATTAATTACTGCCAAAATGATTCATCCCCTTCCTGTGACTTCAGGACATAACCGCTTTTGTCAATCAGTGCATATCCTTCACTGTCAATCAACGTGTAATGTGCTATGGGTGTACCAGCAAACCCAAATGCACCATAAAATGTTGGTTTGAAGTGACCTGATACAACCCCTGTACTGGGTGATATGCGTGATCTGACAGCGTTCAGCATACCAGACAGCTTCTTTTTCGGACTTAAAATGCCGTTTATCTGCTTGACTTTTTCGATACTACCAAACAACTTCTGTATCATTCGACACACCCCCAGCTGGTGATGTTCTTCTTCACAGTGAAGCTGCTTGCTTCTATGACGTTGAAGAATTCATCACCTGATTGTATTGCAACATCATAAAAATACTTGCAGCAGTCACACATTTCAGTGTCTTCAGGGTGTAAAGTAACGGTATATACACCATTTTCACCAACACTGACTGACTTCACAAAGATGTATTCAGGATCAATGTAGTTTTTCTTGATACCAAATAACAGTTTTTCATTTGCTGCAAGGTTGTACAGTTCCCCATGTGCATTTGTGACTGTTATTTCAAAGGTATTGGTTGTACCTCTGATGATTTCAACATCGTTTTTCACTTAATCACCCCTTTTTAGGCATGAAAAAAGGACTGAATGAATCAGTCCTTTTCATAATATTCACATTCTTCACCGTCATAATATACACCAGGTGGTTTCCGTTCACCATCAACCTTGCTGTATATCATGCAGTATGATTTTTCAGGTGTATCTTCAAAAGGTGGTGTACCATGTGAAAATCTGCAAGTTTTACACCACTTTGGATTGATAGGTCTACAACCAAAACCTTCAGGTGTCTGTAAATTACTTTTTTTGTTCATGGTTACCGTCCTTTCTTTGTGCTTCCCTTCCATTCAGAAGGATCCTGTTGAATTAAATCATACCCATCTTCAGGGTGAATATCCATGTCA